GTTGATAGATGCAATAGGTGTAACTTCAAATAAAAAGTTGTTAATGCCAGCGATCAAACGTTGCTTAGCCCAACCTAATACGCCTGTGGTAACAGTACCTACCATTGATGGGTTGGTAAAAATTAAAGTGCCGTTAGTGGCACCTGTCAATGGACCTTTGTAAATGCCTGTGGCATTTAATACATAATAGTTTGCACCATCCTGCGCTAATGCAAGGATCGTTCCGCTGCCACCGTAGTTAAGTGTAGTGGTAGCACCTGCTGCTGTTGTGCGCTGCAAGGTTGAGGCAGTTGCTGTCAAGTATAGATCAACACCATTTGTGTCAGTGCCACCAATAAGAATAGGTGATATGCCTGGGCTAACAGTAACACTAGAATTGATTGTTGTATCAGGCAGTAATGTAACACGACCAATGTTAAATACATCAACACCAGCAGATTTGTTGAAACGCATTGCAACTGTTTCACCTTCAACTGGCTCTTCATATCTAATGCCTGCACCATAATGGAATGATGACTGGCTACGTAGCCACCAACCTGTAAGTGTTTGCTCGCCAGGTTCTTTCTGCTGATCAATTTGCTGCTTGCGATATTGAGCAGTCTCTCGCTTATAAGGATGCTCTTTGCTCTGCGCTAGGAAGAAAGGTATGCCACCAATGGCAACGTCATAGTTAACAGTTGTGTTAACGTATGAACCACCAATACTTGGAACAAGACCAATTGGATCAACTGGTCTTTCCGCTATGTGTCTAAAGCCGTCTAGCGCCACAATGTCTCCTTAAAGTTTAATTAGTTTTTTGCTGCGTTAAGCAAGTTATTAATGTCATCTTGGGTAAGTCCCAATGCCATTAACTTTGCATTTGTTGCTGCAAGTGCCGCATCTGCTGCAGCCTTTGCTGCTGCATCTGCTGCTGCTTTATCTACTGCTGCTTGTAGCGCAGCCTGTTGTGCCGCTGCTTCCTCTGGGGTGAACGCACGCTCAATTGTTTCACCAGTTGCGCAGTTAACTTCAATTACATCTGCCATTGTCTTGCTCCTTTAACTGTTCTTGATGCCGTATAAATAGAATGATGATCCTGATACAAAACTTGCTCCACTAGCAGGTGTTAACGATATTGATGTAATACCTGACGACCCTGTGTATCGTCCTGCAGCAGTAAGAAAAATCCAAGATGACGTTCCTTCACCTGTGCTAAGGTGAATGTATGGTTTACCTGCAGTGCTATTGTAATTAGGAATATACATTTCACCATAAGTATAAACATAGTTTGCGCCAGTAGTAGAAGTAGATACATTCCAAGGAAACTGACTTACGCTGGTAGAATTGATAAGGTTTGAAACAGATGTGCCATTGATATACATTCCAACATTTGTATAATTAGTAGATGTATCTGAATTAAATACAGTAAGTGCTGTTGAATTTCCAGAAGAAAGATTGTCTCTTGTGCTAACAATCAATTTTAAGTCAGTATATGTATTTGGTATGGAAGAAAATGCAACACTAGACGTATTGGTTGAAATTACTTTTGATGCAATTAAACTCATCGTTGGATTTGCCATTATATCCCCCACAAAGTTGCTTGAAAGCCAGATGCAAAATAAACAGTGCTACTTAGATTTGCAATAGTAATACTGTTAATTGCAGTTGTACTTTTCCAGGTGCCAATATCGTATGACAATACTCCAGAACTACCAGTAAGACTTTGACTTTCTGTCAGTAAAAGCGATTTGAATGTAGTTGTATTTGCGTATGAAAATATATCTATTCCGTAAAATGTAGGAGTAGTCGCTGGCGCACCATAGTCATCTAATGTGATGTAATTTTGATTGCTTGAATTTCCACTAGAAGCAGTAGCGCCATTGGTTGACAAATACACCATGTCATAGTTTGACGCAGTGTCACCATTAAATCGCATAATAACACTACTAGTAGCAGCGGTATAAGCACCAACAAGAACTAATCGTAAGTCAGTATATGTGCTAGGTATAGATGAAAATGTAATATTGTTGGTTGTACTATTGCTTAATGTTTGTGTGGCAATAGGAACGTATGTTAAAGTAGCCATGTTAATTTACTCCATACAATGTAAATGTAGTACCACTAACAAAGTTGTAAGTGTCTGTACTAGAAATTGTTATTGATGAAACTGTATTTAAGCCAGCCAACATTCCAGAATCAAGACCTATTCCATAACCACCAGCACCTGCATTAAGAGTAGAACCACCAATGTTTTGAATGGTTTTATATTTTGAACTTGAGTTGTAATCAATAATATTAAAAATACTTACACCAAAAGTTGAGGATGTTCCAGTATATGAAGTAGGCGCACCAGCATTAAACGAAATTAAAGATGAACTAAAATTTTGAACAATACCTGTGCTAGAACCATTTCCATACAATTGGTGCCATGTGTAAGATGATGTACTTATTCCATCAACAGTGATTGCAAATCCTTGATCGCCATTGTTAGATGTATTGGCAGTTTTTGCAATACCACGAATTTGCAATGCTTTAAATGTCGTAGGTATTGATGAAAAAGTGAATGATGACTGTGAGCCAGAAGATGTAAGCGTAGCAATTTTATAAAAACTTGCCCTGCCAGAACTTGACCCTGCGCTTGATGCTAATATTCCAGGCAGTAGGGACATTATTGAATATTTCCTACTACGGTAAATGTATTGCTTGCTGTACAGATAATAGTTGCAGCGGACTGATTTGTTACCAATGCAGGTGCTGATGATGTAGCACCTGTTGATGTAACAGTTACTCCACCTTGACCAGTGATTGTTACCTGACCAGTATTGACCTGCTGTACGTTAATGTACTGACCAACAGTAAAGGTACTGACAGGAATTGTTACTGAAACAGCAGATGTATTATTAAGGGTAACAAAACCAAATGCATCACTTGATTGTAATGCGTAACTTGTTCCTGTCTGGTTGTTAAAACTTAATGTACCTGATGGAAAGTTAAGCAATGTATTCTTGGTATAGTCAATTGTAGATGACGTTAATGTTGCACCTGTAATTGATCCACCATAAATTGTTTTGTTAGTAAGTGTCTGTGTATCACTTGTACCTACAATTGCACCTGACAAACCATGCACTGAGCCTGTGGCTGCAATATGGTTCTGAGCATCGGTTAAATCCTGTGCTGTAATAACGTGGCGAACTGTGGCACCAGCACCATGACTTACTGCGCTTGTTCCGTTAAAGCCACGCACAACAGTTAATGTTGTGCCTGATGCTGCTGTGACTGATACTAACTCTTCACTAGAAGTGTTGTAGTCAAGGGCAAGGACATAGGGGAAACTACTAGGATAGCCAACAGGTGATGAGTTAAGAATCACCGTTGTTGATGATGATGTAACAGAAGAAGCAAGCGCATTGTCTTGTGCAATGGCTGAATAATAACGGTTGGCCATGTTTTATCCTTATGATGTGTAGTGAACGCGTGGTGGGAACTGTGCTTGCATACGACGTACTTCTTGTGAAAGACGTTGCTGATACATCTGTTGAAGCATACGGCCAATGTTGGCTGCTGATCCAATGGGGTTTGATTGTGATTGTGAATCTGCTTCAGCAGTAAGCATTGGCACACGACCCATATCAAGATACATTGCTGTACGATATGCGGCACCAAGTACAATTACTTCACGTGCAGATTCTTCAAGTCCTGTAATTGTTGCAAAATCATCTGTGTCATACTGCAGTTCGCTAGGAACTTTTGTGTACACAACGTGAACGGTACGTCCAGGAATAATACCTTCACGGATTGAAACAGTTTTACCTGTATTCCATACGATCGGATCTGCTTGACGATCAAGACGATAGTGTCTAATCGGCAACCATTCCTTAGATGGACCAATGGTTTGCCATGAGACGTTCAATACGTCAATTGCTTCATTGGGAATAGGGTAAGTTGTTACAGCGGCTTGGAACTTAAAGTCTGTGTAATATGTGCCAAATAAATCTGGATATACCCCTTGGATGGCCAAGTTAATGTTTCGTCGAATAACGCTTCGTGGGTATGTGGGCGCAATAGTAACACGTGTACCAACGGCGTGAGTTGTTGCTGTAGTGTCACGAAAGCCTCTTCCATAAGACGGGATAGTTGCAGTGTTTGTTGTTCGATCGAATGAATCAACCCAAATCAACTCATCGTCAATTTCAACTAATCCACGTGTTAAGACTGTGCCATCGGCTACAGTAAAGGTCAATGCCGTTGGTGTTAATGCACCAGTGAGGAACGTCGCCTGATCCTGACGGTTGGTATAACCTGCCAATGCAATGGCAGTTTCATTTACAATGTCTATGTATGTTGCCATTATGATGCAATCCTTGCTGCTGCTTCTGCTTCACCAATGCCGTATGTACCAGCAAGCAGATTTAATACGCCTGGCACATCTTCATAATAATTCTTACCACCATGACGATAGGCATAGATGGCATTTAATGCACCAATGGCACGGCTTTGACCGTGGCCAGGAATAACATTTGTTGCCCACTGGATACAAGCACCATCAAAATCAAGTTGTGGTACACCATTTACAATGGTGCCAGCCAAACGATTTATATGATATGTCGCAGATAAACCACCGTAGTTTGCCATCTATTGCCCCTCGCTAGGAATTTACTTACTTGTTTTTTGTTCCGCCAACGCCTTCATACTCACCATATTGTGATTTTGTAGGCTTGCCAGTAAGTTTGTCTGATGGTTTACCCACCATTGTCTTGTTGCATCCGCATTCTGCGCACATGTTATTTACCCTTGACTTTCTTTAGGTTAGGATTTTTCTTCTTTGCTGCGGCTGATGCATTACGTGTTGACGATGCAAGGATCGCTCCTGCATTCTTCATAGGTACGCCTTCTTTAGCAGCGATAGACTTTTGCGCTGCCGCAAAGCCCATTCCTTTTTTTGCAGCCATTACGCTACTCCCGTCTCTTTCATTACCGCAGCAGTTTGCTTGGTAATCTTCTGTGCCGCTGGCATTGACTCAGCGTTGTAGGCTTTGCCTAGTTTGTCGCTTGCTTCAAATGCTTCACGAACGGCCTTTGTTGTTGTGCCAGCAGGTTGTATGCCCTGCTTACGAGCAGCGGCATATCCGTCTAATTCTCTATCCCACTTTTTCTGTGAAGGTGAATCGGCACGACCAGCATCACCTGTGTTTAATTCAAGTGTGCGTACTTTGCAGCCAAAGCATCCTTCGGTATATTCAATGTGGCTTGCATGGGTTGATTGTTCTACTTCAGTTACCCATAATGTTTCAGATGTTTCATCGCAGCCTGTGCATCCATATAGCACTGGAATAAAATTATGATCTTTATCAAATCCGTGTTTAATTGTTTTTGCTATGTGCTTGTGCGCCATCTACTACCTTCTTAAAAAAGTCTAAGTTTCGTTGGATACGTTCTTGTTCTGGGCCATTGGCTTGTGCTGCCACTGTGCAGAATGCCAGTGCTTCGTCATATTGTTTAAGGTTGTATGCAGCGATGCTCGCCAAGTCATACGCCTTCCAGTCCCATGCCGCTGGCTCGTAGCAGTAATGAACTGATCTAGGGCGTTGGATAACGTTGAGTGACGCATCTAAACACCTTTCCCATTCCTGCTTACGGTATGCGTCAATTGCTACGCCATACCACGGTTCACCTTCATGGGGCAAGATCTGTGCGCCTTTGTCATACCAATGGCGTGCAGTTTCAGATCGCCCTAAGTTATGAGCAGCCTCACCTGCCCATCGGCAGGTAGCGGCTTGCTCTACGTCCCAACCTTTTAACGTTAATGTTCTTTCGGCTGAAACTAAAACACTTTCCCACTTACCGTGAAAGTAATACTCACGTGTCATGTATGTCCACATGCGTGCATCGTCAGGATATTCTTTGACGCACATTTCAAGTAATGTTAAATACTGTCCACGTGATTTAGATTCATCTGGCTCATGTTTAATTTCAGCATCCAAGATGAATGATTGTTTCATATCACCTTCGCCGTACCACATCTGATGTTCATGGCATGGATACTTCCAATGCCATCCGTGACGGCTATGCAGTCTATCCTTCTGCCACTTGCTTCCCGTATCCATTGTTATCCAGCCAGTGTGACTGCCTGTCTTCCAACCCTTACGGACTTTATCAAAAAACCCTGCCTGTGGTACTTCATCCAAATCAAGGATGACACATACATCTGCATCTGCGGGGACAAGGGCTAATGCCGCATTGCGAGCATCATCAAAGCGCCAAGGCTTAATGGATATGTCATAGACGCTTGCGCCTAGTTCACGTAACTTCTCTGGCGTACCATCAGTTGAACCTGTGTCTGCCACTATGATATAGTCAGCATCCTGGCACGCATTCATGTAACGTTCAACGTGTTTTATTTCGTTAAGCGCAATTGAATAGACTGCTATTTTTGGCATGCTTGATTATACCATACGATTTTTATTCAGGTACGTCTGTTTGGTTAATTAACTGATAGTCAGCGTTACCGCATTGGTTACATGTAGGAAAATACATTGTTTCATCTGCACTGCGTTGTTCAACATATTCATGCCCACAGCATGCTGATTTATATTCATAACGAATAGCCATTTATTTTCTCCTAAATTTTAGTAATACAAAAGGATGCAACCTGCTCCACCAGTTCCACCACCACCACCACCGCCAGAACCACCAGTCGATGATGATGCGCTTGCTAGTAAGCCAGCGCCACCACCACTAGAAGAGCCTGTAGTGCTGTTAAATGATGCTGCCCCACCAGTACCATTTCCGCCAGTGCCAGTGCCACCACCGCCACCTGCAAAAATGCCAGCACCGCCAGCGCCACCATTGTTACCTGATGAACTACCACCGCCACCGCCACCAGATGAACCACTTTGACCTTTAAAACCACTACCAGAAGATTGGCCGCTTCCGCCTGAACCACCTGCTGAAAATGAGTTGGCGCTACCTGCTCCACCCATTGAGTAGGTTGGTGAACCACCACCACCACCTGCACCACCAGCACCGTTACCTGCGGCAACTGCTGTGCCACCGCCAGATGCACCACCAGCAGCCGTAATGTTTCCAAATGCTGTATATCCACCAAAGTTACCGCTAGTTCCACCAGCGCCAATAACACATGTAGTTGCAGGGCTAAACCAGCCAGCAATGGCTGCACCAGCACCACCGCCACCAGCGCTACCGCCACCGCCACCACCCATGATAATCGCATAGACAGCAGGTGGGGTAGTTGTATAAGTAATGGTTGTGCCTGATGTAATAGTTTGCTGCAAAGTTAAACCAGCAGGAACTTTTGATTGCCATGCTTGGGCAATAACGGTTGAGTAGTTGATAGCCATTTAAGACACTCTCCATCCGTAGGCTGTGCCTACATAAACTAATGAAACACCAGCATAAGCAACGTCAATAATAAGACTTTGTGCTACACCGTCAATTTTCAAACCATTGTTACCAACAGTAATGTTGTTTGTTCCAGCAGAACCTGTCGCATCAAAGATGTGAATTTCATCGCCAGCGTTAGCCGATGCAGGTAATGTCAATGAACGTGCAGCGGATGTATCTACAAGGTAAGTATTGAACGCTGACAAAGTAAGTGAACCTGTAACAGATATTGCACCAAAAGCGCCAGTGGCACCTGTAGAACCAGTGCTACCCGTTGGACCTGTTGGTCCAGTGTTGCCCGTATTACCAGTGTTTCCTGTATTACCAGTCGCACCCGTGTTACCTGCAGCACCGTTAGAACCGTTGCTACCTGTAGGACCAGTAGGTCCAGTTGCACCAGTAGTACCGTTAGTACCGTTAGTACCTGCCGCACCAGTATTACCTGTGTTACCAGTATTACCCGTTGCTCCTGTATTACCAACGGCACCATTTGAACCTGCAGAGCCAGTCGGACCTGTTGGTCCAGTTGTTCCTGTCGAGCCGTTAGTTCCATTGGTACCAGCAGTTCCTGTTGGTCCAGTGTTACCTGTATTTCCAGTTGCGCCAGTATTTCCTGTATTGCCATTAGCGCCATTAGAACCAGTAGGTCCAGTAGGACCAGTTGTGCCGTTAGTTCCAGTATTACCTGTATTTCCCGTATTGCCTGTTAAACCTGTATTGCCTGTGGTACCAGTGTTACCGTTTGAGCCAGTTGGGCCAGTAGGTCCTGTAGGACCTGTGCTACCAGTGATAGATGGTCCAGTATTTCCCGTGTTACCCGTGTTGCCAGTGCTACCTGTGGCACCAGTAACAGAAGAACCAGTTGCTCCTGTTGGGCCAGTAGGACCAACAATAGGACCAGCATCTACCCATGTAGAACCTGACCATACATATAGATGGCCATTGGCTGAAACAATGTACGCATCACCAACAGTGTTACCTGTTGATGGCAAAGCACCAACTGTTGCAACAGTTCCTTTAATACTTACACCAGCACCAGCCGCACCAGTAGGACCTGTAGGTCCAGCCTGTGTATACGTAATTTGCTCAACATGTAAATTAACACTTGCTGAAGCAGGACGAGTAGGTGACGTGCCAGATGTTGCAGAAAGTAACTCCATATAAGTATTTTGTGAAGACCAATAAAACTGAATATAATCTCCAGCATTAACTGTAAGAAGTTCCTCAATGTTTGCTAGTACTTGATTGTTTACACCAGCAGTTGTAAAAACAGATGTTGACTCAGTTACTGCCGTGCCATTAAGGGCGTACCAAACATTAACTTGATAATTGCTACCGCCACCTGTGGTAATAAATTGACCAAGCAAGTTCATGATATAAGTACCAGCATTGGCAAAGGTAAGTTGACTGCCAGATACGATACTTACACCATTTGCATTAGCAGTGGTGTTAATTGTAATAAGGTTAGCGCTTGTAGCGCCAGCATTTGTTTGAGTTGTTGTATCGTAAAAATTTCCATAATAGGCAATAGTTCCACCAGCACCAGTAGCACCTGTGCTACCTGTTGCTCCTGTAGAGCCTGTGGCACCAGTTGAGCCAGTACTACCAGTATTACCAATTGCACCAGTGCCACCAGTTGCGCCTGTGTTACCTACTGCACCTGTTGCACCTGTAGTACCAGTCGAGCCTGTACTACCAGTATTACCAATTGCACCAGTGCCGCCAGTTGCGCCTGTGTTTCCTATCGCACCTGTTGCGCCCGTAGTACCAGTTGAGCCAGTGTTACCTATGCTGCCTGTGTTACCTGTGTTACCCGTATTACCTGTTGCGCCAGTCTGTCCTGTTCCTGTCGCACCTGTATTGCCTGTGTTGCCAGTAGGTCCTGTAGGACCTGTAACGCCCGTAGCGCCTGTATTACCTGCACCTGTTGGTCCAGTTACTCCCAATGATCCTGTCGGTCCAGTAGGCCCAGTCGGTCCTGTATTACCCGTTGATCCAGTAATGCTTGGACCTGTGTTTCCTGTGCTTCCAGTAGGCCCAGTTGACCCAGTGTTGCCAGTCGCTCCAGTGCTTCCTGTAATGCTTGGTCCTGTTGGTCCTGTCGCTCCTGCTGCACCTGATGCTCCTTGTACGCCTTGTGGACCGATAGGTCCAAGTTCAACAATACGGTTTTGTGTACTGCCTACATTGTACACATTTGTTGTCTCAGGGATAAGGACAACAGATATAGAGTTAATGTTACTTACTGACATTATTGCACCACGCTTGCTACGACAGTAAATGCACCTTGAAGGATTTGATAAACGTTGCCAGATGAATCAGTAAGATTCACTGCATAATTATAATTGCCAGCAGGCAGGTTTGCTGCGCTGGTCTGTGTTGCTGTAAGGCTAAAAGTAGTTTGTCCTAATGCTGCACTAATCGTTGCATAGCCATTGGATGTTGACATTTCAACAATAAGGTTGTTGCTAATGTCGCGCACTTGTAGATCTGCGCTATAGCCTGTTAGATTAACAGGCAAATTATCAATTTGCCAAATGGGGGCAAGTGTAAATGTCGTACCGTTGACAACGGTAATGTTATATCGTCCTGGTTGCATTTAGTCCCCTTATACTTGGCTATCTGAAACGGTAGTGATATACGCACCATATCCACCGTTAGTAAGGATTGTTAATTCATTCTGGGATAGGACATATTTATGTCCGCCCAAATAGCAGTAGTCCGCTGCCTGTGTTTCATCTACACCAGGTGTACGCTCACGTACAATTGATGTTCCATACACAAGGATTGTGTCGCCACGGGCAATACGATAACGCCAGAATAAGCGACTAAAACCTGCTGGTGCTTCTTCTACTGTAGGTGGTGTAAATACGTATGCCATGTTTCTCCTTGTTAGGTGTAGGGGGCAGTTGCCCACCCCCTACGATTAACTCAAATTATGAGTTGTGGATTGATGATGTTGACTCGATACGTACGAGTGAAGCGTCACGGTAACGTGACCATCCAAGTACGCCGTACCATCCAATTGGACGGAAACGCATCAACTTATCAACGATAGGTCCGAAGATAACGTGTGGCTCTTCAGCAACTGCTTCAGCCAATGCTTGCTTACCAGCAACGAGTGTACGGAATACACGAACGCCGCCTGTACCATTGACATAAGAAGATGTACCGAATGTACCTGTAGCACCTGTTGAACCTGTACCGTCTGTTGTGTTGAACAAACGTGGTGACTCGACGAACATTGCACCTTCGTAAGTTCCGATGGTGCCTGGCCAAAATTCAGAAGCACCTGTCTCTGAATACTTATGGTCATCACGCCATCCGCCAGAGCCTGTCTCTGAACGAAGGTCGAATGAAACTTCTGGGTGAATACCAGTCCAGTAGTACTCGCCTTGGCGAGGAACTGCCTTGTTCGCACGGAGTTTTGCAACTGCTGTACGAATGTCACGGGACTTGATTGTGTCTGTTCCGAGGATAGACTTGTTTGTTGTTCCGTTGGTGTATGTACCAGCGTAGGTTGATACGAGTGAACCGTTAACTTCAGCGATAGCATTTGGGCCACCGACGAGTGTGTTAAGGACAGTTGTATCAAGTGAATCTGCCATGTTAAACGCGATAATGTCAGCAATTGCTGGATCAACGTCTGAAAGGCTGAACAACTCCAACTTACGTGTTGCAAGTGAAGCGTTTCCATATTCATTCAATGTTGCTGTAACAGTTGTAGTATTGCCAAGGGCTACTGCATCTGGATCAACATCTTCTGAAAGTGGGGATGTTACTGCTGCAAGGTCTGTGTAAATCTGGAAGACTACTGAAGAACCTGGCATTGCTTGCTGTACTGGACGCTTGTCTGCAACGTCACGGATGAGTGGTACAGCACGAAGAGCAAACTCTACATAACGGTCATAGGCTGTTTGTACTAAAGAAGTACCTAACGAACCAGATGATGAATCTGTATATGCGTTACTCATTGTGTCACCTTCTTTCTATAAGGATTGTGCTTAATGGGTTTGTGGGATTAACTGCGGAAACGTGCTACTGGATTGCCAGTGATTGCATTTAACTCTTCAAGTGTTTTTGCTCCTGCAAGTTTCTGCGCAAGATCTGCATCTCGGTTTGGACTTGCTGCATTCTGAGTTGACGCACTAATGCGTTGGTATGCTCGCTGGTTTTCTGTTTGTTCCTCAGTTTGAGCAACTTCTGCTTCGCTCTTAGAAAAGCCAAATACATCAGCATTCTCTGATAGCCAAGCATCAACCTGCTCTGGTGTAGTAACATCGGTAGGAATAAATTTTGCTACCTTGTCAGGTACACCTTTATTTGCCAATGTCTCTTTGACGGAGCGTGAGCGAAGATCTGATTGAATTTGCGCTAACTGTTCAGCCAGTTCTTTCTTTTCACGTTCTGCACGCTTTAGAGCCTTGCGGAGATTTGCAGGACCATTTGGGTCTTGCACTTCGTTAAAGTCTAAATCGTCTTCGTCATCTTCATATTGGTTTGCCATTGTAGGCACGCCCTTTCTTTGTTGTCAGTTGCGTAAGCCTCAATCATTCACAGGGGAATGTATGATTGGCTCTTACTACCAGTCTTAATACGCAGACAGGATGCTGGTCTTACCTGCTGGATACTCGTTTTAACTTAGGCCGCTAATGTCCTTCAAGCCGAGGCTACCTGTAGCAGCACCAGCCGAACCACTGAACGCACCAACTTCTTGCGTCTTTAGACGCTCTAGTTGTGCTTGTGCCTGTGCTTGTGTCACACCATTAACAGTCGTTCCAAAGGTTGCTGCTTCTAATCCAGCACCAATTTGGTTAGGTGCTAATGATCCGCCGTAGCGAGAAGCGATAGCCTGCATTGATGGTTGCTGATTTGCTATTGCTTGAAAACCAGCCTGTGCCTGTGACTGTGTAACGCCTTGTCCAGCCAATTGCATTGCAGTCAAACCTGTTTGACCTGCTAACGCATTAGGACCGCCAAAGGCAATGTTTGCACCTACACGTGATGCTTCAGCACCAATCTGTGCAGCGCTAACTTCTTGCTGTACAACTGGCGCAGAAGTTTTAGGATCAAGTAAGTGCGAAATAATTGTTGACATTGATAAGCCATATTGTGATTGCAATTGTGCAAGCACCTGTGGATCTTCGTTTTGAACTGCAGTAGTCGCCGCCTGCACGCGCATATTTACTTCAGCAGGTGAAACATCTGTTGCAATCAAGTTGCCAAGATACGATGTTTGCATCAATGGGCTGCTGGTTGGTATGCCAGCCATTGTCATTACCTGCTTATAAGATTGCTCATTGGCAATGTACGTTGCAGGATCAAGAGGATTTAGTCCAGCGGCAATACGTGCTTGGTTGCCACTGAATCGTGTCTGCCATGCCTTAACCAAACCTTGCGCTGCACTTAACTGTGTACCTGTTAAACCAAGTCCATTGATTGCAGTTGCTGGATCAAAAGAATCAAGCATTGTAGTAATGGTTACTGCGTCAATACCGTTTTGAATAAGTGCTGTAATACCTGCACCAATATCAGCAGACAAACCATAACCTGAAAGAACGGCACTTAGTTGCTTTGCAGCATCTGCCTTAGCCTGATCTGCAGCAGCCTTGGCTGCAGTATTCTGCGCATTCATTGCATCTATCAATGCTTGAATTGCAGGATCGGCTGATGATGTTGTTGTAGTGCTTGTTGCTGCAGGTGCAGCAGCCATTGTTGTTGACATGTTCAACTGGTTAGCAGTTGGTGCAGATGTGTATGAATCTATTGTCATTGGGTCTATGGTTGCGCCATAGCCTGGTGCAGGTGCAGTTGTTGAACCTGTAGTGCTAGTAGACTCATTACTTACAGGGCTATAAACTGGCGCACTAGCGCCACCGCCATTGTAGTCCATTAACTCTGTTGCCATTAGCCAAGTCCCATCTTTGCAATAAGTTGATCGCCTGCACTAAGTAGGCTCTTCTGAGCATTCTGAGTATTAAGCCATTCAGGAAGGCTGCGAACAGTATTGGCAAATGTCAGTGGATCAACTGCTTTTGTTCCATCACCCATCATCGCTTTTGAAATAATGTTTCCATATCCTGACGTTGCTCCAAGATCAACATTGCTTGGATCAATTTCAAGCAAGCCACTTAATGTACTGATATATGGTTGAGCCAATTGTGCAAGTGTCTGGCTACCATTTTGCAATGTATCTGCAAATGGTTTGTACATGTTAATAGCATGTGCTTTATTTGCTGCTGTAAAACTATTTAGATCATAACCCTGTAAACCTTGTTCCATTTTTTGAGCATAATCTTGCAACTGTGCATCTGTGTACAAACCAGACATTCCCCAGTCATTTGCAAGTGTACGCAATTGAAGACTATTATTTGCAATATCACCTTGTGGTGTACCGCTAGCAGGGTTGTAAGCAATTTTTGCATGCGTTGCTACGTAGTGGCCTAAAGCCACTGAGTCATTCAATGCACTTGGATCTGAGTAGTGCATATTAAGATATGCAGTAACAGGGTTGTTAGGATCTTTAAACGCTGCGGAAATTCCTGCAGTATCTGTTGCTTTAAGTTCAGGACCAAGCGCTGATGGATCAAGACCTTGTTGAATTGCATTGTTGTACATCATGTTCCACAAACGGTCGTATGATGTGTACCATGCTTTATT